GAACTGGCTTATAGGGATAGAAACACTGGTGAAAGATGGAAACAGTTAGCTGTACCATCAGTAGGTGATAAAGTTACCTATGGCAAATATGCAGGGCAAAAATTAATTATTAACAATGTAAGAATGTTACTTTTAAATGATGATGAGATTACTTCGGTATTACCAGAAGCATCTGAAGTAACAGCTTATCTATAGCGAAAACTTGGAGGTCGCAACCATGGAAAAAACAGAAGAAAATGCAGAAAACATTAAATCTGAAATTGAACAAGAAATTAATGATATAAAAGAAAAACAAACAGGCAATTTAGAAATAGAGGTTACTGAAGAAGAAAAACCAGAACCAGAAGAAAAACCTGAAAAACCAAAATCCAAAGATAGTGATTATGGACAACAAGTGCAACAAAGAATAAGAAAACTTGTGGCTCAGAAAAAAGAAGCTGAAGAAAAAGCTGAAGCCAATGCTCAACAATTAACAGAATTGCAAAAAAGATTAAGTAAACTGGAGCAAGGTTCACAAGTACAGCAATCAAATGATTTTAATAAAAGGTATCAAGAAACTAAAAAAGCATTACATAAAGCAGTTGAAGAAGGTGATACAGATGCACAAATAAACTTTCAAGAACAGTTAGCTGATATGAGGGCAACTTTAAGAGTTCAAGAGATGCAGAAGCAACAACTTGCTCAACAAAATATATCACCTACAGTAGGTAAAGCACAACAAACTGCTACAAACCCTGCACCACCTAAAGCTATGGATTGGTGGGAAAAAAATAATTGGTTTAATGCTAAAGGTTTTGAACGAGAAACTGCTGCAGCAAGAGCAATTGATGTGCAGTTAGATATAGAGGGATTTGATAAAAACTCTGATGATTATTATAAAATGTTAAATAATCGTTTACAAAAGATATATCCAGAGTTAATATCAAGTGAAGATGTTGTTGAAAGTAAACCAAGAGTAAAAAGTAGTAACCCAGTTGCACCTGCTACAGGTGGCTCTACTTACAAAGGCAACAGAGTTCGCATGACAGCAGATCAATTACGAATGGCTAGGGAACTTGGAATTAATGATGAGGCAGGATTGAAAAAATATGCAGCTGAAATACAGAAAAGTCAAGGGAGATAGACATGAGCAATAGAAATGTTAGAGCAAGTGAAACAAGGGAGAATGTAAGGGACGAGGAAAGTAGACCTCAAACCTCATGGACTCCACCAGCATTGTTGGATGCGCCACCTCCTAGAGATGGTTTTGTTCAACGATGGGTAGCTACCTCGATTCAAGGTAAGGACACACCCGATAACGTATATAAAAGAATGCGTGAGGGGTGGGTGGCTCGCCCAGCAGATACTGTGAAAAGTCAGTTGTTTCCGACGATTAATCATGGACAATGGGAAGGTTGTATTGGTATAGAGGGTATGTTGCTTTGTGAAATGCCTATTGATAAGCATAAACAAATGAAATCATATCATCAAAATAAGAGTGTGGAGCAAAACGAATCACTCGCAGGCGACCTTAATGCATTAGAGCAAAGAACTGGACAAAGAATTTTTCAAGAAAGAAAAAGTTCAGTAAGTGGTGGCAGACAAGTGTCTGTCATGGATGATTAATTTTAATGTTTTGTAAAGGAAACAACTATGGCAAATGTAGATGCAGCTTTTGGGTTTATCCCAATCCGTCATCTGTCAGGAAATGGTTATTCTCGTGCAAATAAATACACTATAACTAGTGGATTATCAGAAAATATTTTTACTGGCGATCTAGTTATTATTACTGCTGATGGTGTTATTACACCACATACAGCAACTGAAGTTAATAATATTGGTGTATTTGCAGGGGTATCATATACTGCTTCAGATGGCTCTTATGTTTATTCACAATATTTTGCATCAGGCACAACAGGCAGTAATATTATTGCTTATGTGTATGATGATCCATATACTGTGTTTAGAGTACAATCAGCAGGGACACCTGCTCAAACAAATATTGGCAACTGTGCTGATGTAGTAGCAGGAACTGGTTCCACTATTACTGGGCAATCAGGATTTGAACTATCAGGAACAATGGCAAATGGTACAGCCACTTGTAAAATTCTTGGTGTATGGGAAGGTCCAGAGAATGCTCTAGGTGCAAATGCTGTTATGGAAGTACTAATCAATGAGCATCTGCTCAAAGATAGTGCTGGAATATAGGAGATTTAGTTTATGGCAATGAATAGAGCACAATTTGCGAAAATGCTAGAACCAGGACTAAATACCTTGTTCGGCTTAGAATATGACAGCTATCCTGCAGAATATTCACCAGTGTTTGAACAAAACACTTCTCAAAAAGCATTTGAAGAAGATGTCTTGTTAACTGGTTTTGGTACAGCACCGACAAAAGACGAAGGTGCAGGTATCTCTTATGATTCTGCTTCACAACAGTGGACAGCTCGTTATCAACATGAAACAATTGCTTTGGCTTTTTCTATAACAGAAGAAGCAGAAGAAGATGGACTATATGGTTCAATCGCATCACGATATACAAAAGCACTTGCTAGGTCTATGAGTTCTACAAAAGAAATCAAGGCAGCAAATGTATTGAATAATGCAACTTCTTCTACAGCACCTTATGGTGGTGGTGATGGACAGGCACTTTTAAGCACTGCTCACCCAACAACAAATGGTAGCCAAAGTAACACATTATCAACTGCAGCAGATTTATCTGAAACATCTTTAGAAAGTATGTTAATTCAAATCGCTGACATGAAAGATGATCGTGGTTTAAGAGTGGCAGCACAAGGTACAATGCTGATCATTCCAACTGCCTATACATTTATAGCAGAAAGATTATTAGAATCACAGTTAAGAACAGGAACTGCTGATAATGATATTAATGCTATTAGAAATGGTGGTTACTTACCACAAGGATATCATGTCATGAGACGATTAACTGACACAGATGCTTTCTTTATTAAAACTGATGTTCCAGATGGTTTAAAATATTTCCAAAGAAGTCCAATGAGAAGAGGAGTTGAAGGAGATTTTGAAACTGGTAATGTTAGATATAAAGTCAGAGAAAGATATTCTTTTGGTTTTACTGATTGGAGAGGTATTTTTGGAACAGAAGGTGCTTCCTAATAATTAATAAAGGGGAGGGGATAACTCCTCCCTTAACCCTTGATTGCAGAAATGCAAACTAACCCAAGACAAGGAGAAATACATGGGTACAACAACTTTTAGTGGTCCACTACGATCACAAGAAAGCCTTAAGTTAGTTAGTAAAGATACAACAACTGGGCAAATAGCAGATAGAACTTTACATGGTAATTCTGCCAGAGATACTAGACGATATTATTTAGATGAATATTTTTACCAACTTCCTGCATTAAATGGTTATTTAACTGGTAGTGAAACCAAAGACTTTGGGTCAATCGCAGATGGCAACGAAGAAGCTGAAGAGGTAACAGTTACTGGTGCAGCACTAGGTGATTTTGCAGTAGCATCTATGAGTATAGATGTAACTGACTTAGTTGTTACAGCCGAAGTTACAGCATCAAATACAGTTACAGTCGTGTTGTTAAACAATACTGGTGGTGCAATTGATTTAGGTTCAGGAACACTTACAGTAAGAGTTTTTAAATCTGGTACAGTAGCATTTGATAAAAATACAAACTTTGAAGTTCTTGGAACTAATATGACAACTGCACTAGCAACAAGAAATACAGATAGAGCAGGGATTGTATTAACAACAGCAGGTGCTGACGAAGATCAAGCTATATTAGCACCACATTTAGATAGTGGGTTATCTGCTTGGACAGGAACATTATGGGGAACAGAAAACCAAACATCTTGGGAATGTTCTATTAATACTAATGCTATTGATAACCAAAAATTATGGGCAGGTTTAAAGTTGACTAATGACCAATTATTAGCAACTGATGCCAACCAAGCATATTTTAAGTTTCAAACAGATGCAACAAACTCAGAATCATTTACTGATTTTACAAAACTGCATTTTATACATAGTGTTGCAGGGACAGATTTTATCTCTCAACTACCAATAACTGTTGCAGCAAATACAAATTATCATCTTAAAATAGAAATAGATGCTGACAGAAAAGCATCAATTTTTGTTAATGGTATACAGTATAATGTAACATCTACATCTGGTTCAACAGGAGGTACTGCAGTAACATCAGGCACAACTAAATCTGGTGCATTAACTGATGACATTGATTTTATCCCATATATTGGAATAGAAGCAGGTGCAGGTGCAGCCGAAGCAGTTGATGTGCATTATCAGTGTATTAGTAGAATAATATTTGAATAAAATTATGGGGGGCTAGTCTCCCCAGTTTTATAAGGAGTTTTTTATGGGTTTTCAAACCGATGTAAGTGTTAAAACTATTAGTGATGAAAATGCTTCTGATGATGATAGATTAGTTACTGCAGCAAGACCAGATACATCTGCAACAATGGCAAATACAACCTTTGCAGGTGGTGGAGCAAGAAATGTAATTGTTACAACCACAGGAACTGGTGATAATGCTAAAACTTGCACGATAACTGGTACTGATGTTTTTGGTACTGCTATGACAGAGGTTATAACATCAACAAGTTCTGCTGAAGCAGTTGCAGGAACAAAATTATTTTTAACAGTAACAGCAGTAGAATGTTCAGCACAGTATGCAGCAAATATAAAAGTTGGTTCAGGCACACTATGTGCAGAAGCTATTAATAGTGGCGCAAGAATACGACTTAAAGGAATGTCAATAACATCAGGTGGTACTGCAGGTACAATATCATTTATAAATGGTACACCAGAAAGTGGTTCAACATTGTTTACAGCTAGAACAATAGGAACTGCCAATGATGTTGTAGATAGAACTATACCTGCAGAAGGATTATTATTTGCAAGTGGTATGAGTGTATCATATACATTAGACCATGCCGATATGATGACATTCTTTTTTACATGAGGATAAGTTATGGCAACATCTGGAAGTGTAACATTTAGACCAAATGTTGAGGAGATAGTATCTGAAGCATTTGAGAGATGTGGTTTTGATCCACAAACAAGAACTGGTCATCATGCAAAGGCAGCAAGAAGAAGTTTAAACTTACTGTTTTCAGAGTTTGCAAATCGTGGCATTAATTACTGGACTATAACACAAAACACCCTAACACTATCAAGTGGCACTGCTAATTATACATTGCCAGTAGGAACTGTTGATATACTTGATGCTGTTATACGAGAGAGTGATGTGGATCAAATTGTAAATAGAATAACAATCCAAGAATATAATCAAATACCAAACAAGACATCTACAGGAAAACCTAGCCAATATATGATAGACAGGCAATATACACCAGTAATTTATTTTTGGAATGTGCCTGATAAAACTTATACATTAAATTATTGGGTTATGAATCAGATAGAGGATATTACAGCATCTAATCAAGATACTGATGTACCCTATAGATGGACTGATACTATTTGTGCAGGATTAGCAAGTAAACTTGCCATAAAATATCAACCAGAACGATTTCAAGTATTAAACGAAATGTATGAACGATCATTTAATTTTGCAGCATCATCTGATAATGATGGTGTAAGTTTACGAGTACAGCCAACAGCATTGAATATTATCTAATGGGAAGATACGCAACAGGTAAAAAATCATATGGTACTA